AGAGAGTTTCATATTTCTTCCAAGTTGACTATTTCCAACCTGAATTGGTCTGAGAACATCTCCAATTGCATATCCAGTTCCACCATTTAAAATGGTTGCACCAACTGCAACTCCATTTTCAACATAAATGTCTGCTGTTGCATTGACACCATTTCCAGTTACACTGGTTAGAGCAACTCCAGCAAATGTATATGAACCTGAAGATGGAGTATATCCAACACCAGCATTTGTGATTGTAAGTGTGCTTGTAGCAGATCCTGCAAATCCTACAAGATCACCAGTTCCAGTAGAACCATTCTGAATGATTGTATTTCCAAGAACTAATCCAGCATCCTGGATAGTAGTTCCAATTCCAACACTAATTGTTCTGGAATTGATATCCAGACCACCTTTAGGAATTGCTGAGAGTGATGTTGGAAGTTGTGGATTGAAGAACTCCACTGCTCCTTGAGCAACAAAATCTGCACGATAGAGATCGAACTTCAGATCTTCATATTGGCTTGGTGTCCAAACAGAAGCATTCTGTGACTTGAAGAGTGATCCAAGAATTGGTTGTTTGGAAACAAGAATCTGACCAAACTCTTGACCAGCAGTTGTGACATCAGGTTCACCAAGTCTAGAAATCCAAACTCTATATTCTGTTGAGTTGGAGAGAAGAACAATTGCGTATTCAGTTTCTCCACTCAGATATACTGGAGATTCAAATTCAAATACTGTTGGAACTGTTCCATCATCTGAAAGGTTTACTTTATCTGGACTTAGATCAACTTCAGAATATGGGAGAACTACACTGCTTGGTGTCCCTAAGTTTGTTTCTCTGATTTGACATGTTACTGGAACATTTTCATCCTTTGCACTGAAGTATACTTCGACCTTAGTTAAGAAAATACCAGTTTCATCATCCACAAAGAATGTTTGTGCGAGAGGGTCTCTTCCTCTTGGTGGAGGAGCTGGTGGACTTGGTGGTGGAGGTGGGGGTGGAAGTGCTTCTACATTTTGAATGATGCTTCCTGTTGCATTATCTGAGAATTGTCTCTGTTCAAAGAATTCAGAATTTACGTCTACTCTTGCATTTCTCAGAGAAAGTGTTACTTCTTGAGTATTGTCAATTGTACCTTCTGAGTAGAAGATTTCTTCTGCAGAGGTAGTTGTAGTTCCTTCAATTGAACTATTAATTGGACTACTAGTGAGTCTAAATGTAGATCTTCCAGTCTCAAATATAGGATTCTTGATATCTGAACTGTCAGGAACTCTAAATGATCCAATAAGAGTTCCAAGTCTATCAGTAATCAGTCTTATATTTGTAACTCTTGCTCTTGCACCACTTGATCTTCCTATCAAAATCATTCCAGGAGTAACATATCCCTCAAAAATGGGGAACTCTTCAGAAGATAGACTGAAAGTATCTACATTAAGAATTGTTGATGTTTCGGAATAATCAGTTGGAATGGTATTATTTCTATCATATGGATTTTGATCATAGAAATCAGTTGGTGCATTGTATGGACCATACTTATGATTTGATTGTGCAACTCTAAATGAGAAGTTTGTAGTTGAGTTTGCGATTTCGCCAAGTTGTTGCCCAACATTTGTTGAGAATGAACCAGAATCAACGGTTTCTCCAGTGACAAATGTGCCATTAAGCATTTCAATTTCAATGAGTTTATTGAAACAGAACTTATTGACGTCTACACCATCAAAGAATGTGTATACTTGTGTGAATGGTTTTAGTTTAGTTCCAGTAAACTGAATATTGCGAGATCTCATGAAGTGAATGATCTCTCTACTTACTACTCTATCGCCAAGAGATTCAGTATTAATTACTTCAGTTACTGTAGTCTGAGATCCACTTCTTTGTTGGTCAATTGCAACTGTGTTTGTGATGGTATTGACCTCTGCGGTAGCACCCCAAGCGAATACACCAAAACCTTGACCCTCTCTGACACGATTGAGTTCTTGTCCATTTAGTCTTCTTCTTGCACCACCAGTAATATCAAGATCTACATTGACACCAACAGTTTCCCATGAATCCCAAACAACAGGTGTTACACCAATTCTAGATCCATCTTCAGCAGATGTAACATCTGCTTCAAGCATTCCAGCAATAGCAGCAAATGATCCCTCATTCTCCACATTACGAACTTCCATTCTATTGACATCAATCCAGACATCAACACTAGGACTTAGTTCAATAGATCCTTCCCAGAATCTAATGAGGAATGGAGTAACACTTTCTGATCTTGTAGCAAATGGTTGGAATAACCAAGGAGTCTCTGTATAATCAAGAGTAACAGTTTGATTTGTTCTCTTAATGTTTGATCCAAGAACTTGAGCAAATCTTGAGTCTTGGTTTGCTGCATTAGTAGTACCAATTCCAGTGATAGCACTGGATCCAATCTGCATATTGATTGATGTGGTATAGTGTGCAGGTCTTAGAACTCTATTCCTAGTATCAATACTATTTCTAATTCCAATACTTGGATCTTGTGCTTCTGTTGTTGAGAAATTATCTACAAATATTCCTGACTTAAATCTATTCAGACCATTATTGTCAGGAATAAAGAGATTGAGAGTATTTGTCTCAATTAAACTGAGGGAACTATAATACTCAAGATTCCTAATTCTCTTTTCAAGTTTAGAGATATCTCTCATTTGATATCTCTTGTGCTGAATAAATTGAATCTGTGCCTGGGAAGCATCATAAAGATATGCAGGCAGGAAAATATTCGCAATATTCAGTGCATCACTTACTTCATCTGGAAGTTTTGGATTATCATCTGGAGATCCAAACTTAACACTTAATCCACCATCAGGTGACAGATAAATTCTATCCGCCCTTGCAAGATAGTAGTTATATCCAAGAGTCAGTGATTCATCAGAAGCAATAATATTTTTGGAACTATGTTGACCAGATGCTCCACCATCAAAACTTCTTCCATAAAACTCTAAAGGTGATCTTCCACCTGCAGTCACAGTGTACTCTGTAACTCTAGGTCTTGCATCAATAATATCAGTATTTCTTACATTATTGATAGAATTGATTTCAGTGGTATAATCAAAAGCATTATATGAATTCACTGTAGTAATGTCACCAGTATCTGATGCATCATAAAATGCCTTTGAATAATAAACGATTATCTTTCTAGTTGGTGCAGAGAATTCTGATTTTCTGATGATTCTGGAGTAATCATAGATTGATTCTCTCTGACCATTAAAGAATGTATAATGATTTGTGATATTTTTTGAACTTACTACAATATTTGTAGCAATTGCACTTACACCAGATTGACTAAAAGTAATCAATTCATTTGGTTCAAATGCAGTATTATTGAGATATACAAAATTGATACTTGTATCTGTCTTTCTGGTTACATATAATGCCTTAGCACCACTTACTGAACCAGTAAGAGTCTCTCCAATTATCAGATCATTGGTAGTTGCACTAGGACCATCCATTGATGCGGTGGTCATAGTTGGAGATTCTGGATTTGAGGTGCTGTTTGACTCATAAATTCCATGAATCTCTATAACATCAGGAATGTTCAATGAAATTGCAGAATCCTGAACTCTTGTGCCAAATGGATAATTGCCATAAACTAGTCCATCATTAAGAGTTGAAGTTCCTGTTCCAGAATAAGAATTTTTGGACTTATCTACAATAAGAGTGTTGGATATTGATTTTCTCTTTACCTTAGATGTAACTTTTGTTTTTCTAAGAGTAGCAATCAGGATTGTTCCTGAAGCATCAGCACCAGATAATCCAGTAATTTGAATTGTTGTTGAACCATTGGTGAGATTTACTTTATCAGAAGTAAGTGCTTCAGTAGTTCCATCAGAACGAATTAAAGTATATCTCTCCTCATCAAATGGGAGGAATACTTCATTATCACCAGCATCAATAGCAGGAGTTTCACCTGCTGCACTAATAGTTGTACTAAACTGCCTTCTAATTACTAAATCTGCACCTATTAAATCTACTGATGAAATATTTCTTTTTGGGAAAATGCTATACAGAGACTGATTGTTTGCCTGGTTTCCATTTCCAGTATTTCTCTGTATCTTAGATTCAATGAGAGTAAAATCATTAACTGTTATAGTTGAAGATGGTACTGCACCATCACAAACTCCAGTTACAGTTGAAACCCCAACAATAGTTAGTGATGTTGCAGTTACTCCAGTAACTCTGCCAAATGTTGGGACTGTATTGCCAGAAAGAGTATAACTTACCAGATTTCCTGAAGTTACAACACCAATAAATGATGTTACTGGACTCGTTACTGTAGATACTCCAGTAGCAGCATCACCTGCAGTGATAGTTGCATTTCCAAAAGAAATAACTGGTGAAGGGATAATGTCCGCAGTAAATGTATTTGCAACACCTACTATTCCATATACTGATTGAACATCTGAAGTTTCATAATTCCTAATATCAGCAACATATCTGTCATTATCTGTAACTCCATTAAAGACAAGATTTTCCCCAATGAAGAAATTGCCCTGAACTCCATATGCAGTGAAAGCAGTTCCAGCAGATACTGCATACCTAAGGTATCCAGTAGCACCACTAGACTCACCTTTGATGTAAGTAGGAGTTGTAAGAGTTACATTGGTATTTGTTGTAAACTCTGTATATGTTTGGACATCAAAAAGGGAAAGATCCCATTGATTAGTTTTTGAATTTGCAATATCATATGAACCAGACTCTAAGGCAAAATCATAAATTCTTGCTATTCCAACCTCTTTACCTGCAGCAATTCCATTGGTTCCTACTCTTTGATCCCTTAAACTTAGAGTATTGGATGTATTGAATCCAATGGTAGCAGAACCAAAAACGTTATTTACTGTGATAGTTGGTCCAAAACCAAAATTAATTGCCTGATTTTCAATCAAACGAGTTGTTCTTGGCTTTGGAATGTCTAGTAAAGAAGTATTTCTAATATCTACTTCATATCCTTTTACATATGCTTTTCCTGGGGATACTCTGTAAATTGCCAAATCATCGTTAGGAATTTGACCCTGTGATGTAATTTGACCCTCTTCGTAGATGCCTCTATTTCCCTCGCCATTATTGAGACTTTCTCTTATTGTTGTTGTAAACTCTTTTACATAATAGTTTCCTGATTCATCAAAAGTTCTCTTAGCAAGTTCATCGCCCAATCTATTATATTGAGTTTTATTGATATCGCTTCTCAGAACACCATTATTGACTTCTGATAATTGGACAAAATTCTGGTCCTCATAGTCATTTAGTGCCTTTTTAGTCAGAGTTGCTGTGATTTTAAATCTGTCTGCTCCAGGAGCACTATAATTGTTGAATCCTTGTGCATTATCAGTTAAAGTTGGATCAACATCTGCAGAAATAATGTCTTCTGCTACACTCAATCCAATTCTATAACTTGGAGAATTGCTATATTGGTCAAGGATCAGAATTTGATCAGCAACATCTACAAAATATCCTCTTAGGAAGTAAACACCGTTGCTAAGAGTGAATGCAGATCCTACAGCAGAGGCATCAGTAGCAATAGTATTAGCAAAACCCTCTCCAGCAGAGATAAAGGTAGTTGCATAGTTGATGCTAGTTTCAGTTACAAGAACTTCATTATCAAAAAATGTCTGAGTTGCAGAATCAGTTGAGCTAGAATTAAAATAATTTACGTAAAGTGTATAATTTCCTCTTTCTGATTCTTGATTATTGATATATGTTACTACTTTTGCAGTTACACCAGAAGTTCTACCAGTGATATTCTTGCCTACAAGTTGGTCCAAATATAAGGAAACTGGAACTCCTAAGAATTCTTCTTGAATTTGGATTGCATAAAACTGTGGATTATAATTAACACTACCAGGAATTACCTGTGCGCCTTCCTTAAAGAGATGATTACCAACATCTTCAACCTGATTCTGAAGAATAGATTGTAAGTTGTTTAACTCTCTTGCCTGAACAGGATATCCAGGCTTAAATAATACTTTATAATAGTTGCTCTGAGGGTCAAAATCGTCAAAATAGGGAGCAACGTTGAGGTTAGTTTCCTGTGGCATAATTCTTTAGAACTGCAAGATAATCTTTACATCTTCCTTTTGGGATGAAGACCTTGTTACGGAAGGTCTATTGTCAATATAAATGATGTTTCCAGAATATTTTTTGGATTCTGGTTGAGAAACACCATTTGTGAAATTTTGACCAAGATAATATGTCCTACTATTTAGAACTGTTGAAACACCCGTAAATGCAGTATCAATACCAAGATTTACACTTCCACCAACAATGGTTATATTTCCTCCAGTTGTAGGAAATGGAGTAAATCTATTCATCTTGAACCCATATGTTGGGTTAGCATTCAATGATCCATTGGTATTAAAACCTGCAAGAGACTTATCTTGCCAATACTTCAATACTCCAGTAACTTGATCATAAGAAACTACTCTACCTACAGCAGTTGATCCAACTCCAACTGTTTGAGTAATTCTAGTATCTGGTGTAAATGTAGCACTACTATAACCTGCACCAGTTAATCTTAAAGCATATACTGAACTTGCCTTATCTAAAGTTAGAATGGAATTTGAACCATATGCCTGTGGATTTTCTACTAGTCCAATTGCTGCAAATTGATTTCCAGTAACAAAATCTGGATTTTGTGTGTCATTTTCAAATCTTGCATAGGTTAGAACATTATAAGCACCAAGTTCTTTGTAAATGTCTGCACCATGTCCACCTTGAGGTGGAATAATGACATTAAAAACTGGTTTTGTAGTTCCAGTTGGAACTCCACCTGCTGCAAGATCTACAGTTCCAAATGAATATCCAGATCCACCTTTAGAAATGGAGATACTTTGAACTTTGGAGTCATTATTGATAACAATGGTTGCCTCTGCTCCAGTACCATCCCCCTTAATAGGCACTCTTGTGTATGTTTGGTTGGCAGTTCCCAATCCAACACCACGATTCCTAACGGTTACAATCTTCAATTGACCACTAGATTCTGCATTATCTCTGACTGCTGCATTTGTTGATCCAGTATACCAATCACTTGGGACTGGGATATAGTTAGTAGAATCAAACTTAATTGCTTGACTTGGGCTAATTGTATAGAGATATTTCCAAATATAACCATCACCACTACTTCCTGCTTCCCTTGGCTCCAGATCAGTAAAGGTTGGTTCATCTAATGATGGTCCACCTTGAAAATTATTTTCTGGATTTGCATTATTATAGAGGCAGATATAGACTCTATAATCACTGTTAATTACATAGTAATTTGCAGAATATAAGTCAAATGATCCAGAGGGTTGTGATGGATTATTTCTACTAATATCATGACGATACATGTCATAAGTGATGCCTGATTGCCAGGTAACTCTTCTAACAACCTGACTAACATCACTTGCACTGATTTTTTTCATTGCAAGCATAGAATCCCAATAGTCATTATATTCTTCAAAACTATCAATTGGTGATGGGGGATTTGTGTCCCAATCAGATTGATAATCCGAAGCATTAGGGATTCCAATAAATGTATAATAAGAATTTGTGCTGGATTGAACACCAGCCACAAAATTCTTAGCATTTAATATACGAAGTTGGTCAGTAATTATCGCTGCCATTTTGTGATAGAATTTTTAGTTATTTATTAGGTAACATAGTCATCAGATTTTAGTGATGCATTTCTCATCACTATTGCAGAGGTTGATATGCCTAAATATCCATTTTGACCATAGAAGTTGAAACTTCTCTTCTCAGATCTATCCTCAAATGTCATTTTGCCCCAACTGAAATTACCCAAGTTAGATGTGGATGTGTATGCTATTCCACTTCCAAATGAATCTACATTAACAAATATTCTCTTAACATAAGTAATTCCAACTCCAACAACATTCATTACTCTAATTTCACTACTTTCTGCTTGGTAAACAAAGTCTAAGAAAGTTGTTCCAACTCCAATACTGGATCCATCATTTCTTTGAGATGCAAATGTTGCACCAATAGAAATGTTAGTATCATACACTGTCAGATAATCACCTGTAGAAATTCCACTAATAGTTACTGCAGATCCAACATAACCAGAATTTCTCATGAATGAATTCTTTGGAATGAATAGATCAAAAATTAATTGATCTTGTGTAGAAACAACAGTTGTTCCTACTCCAACAACAATTCCATAATCTCCAACATAAGAAGTGACTTCAATCCTCTCCTTAATTAGTTTTGGTGCTTCAATTAAAACAACTGGGGGATTTGATGAAGTATAACCAATTCCTGGTGAAGATATTGTTATTGCAGTCACTATTCCAGAAGTTATGGATGCAGTTGCAGATGCTCTTTGGGTAGTTCCAAGTCCAACTGGATTTGCAATTGTAACTTGAGGTGATTGTGTATAACCAAATCCAGGATTTGTGATTGTAATAGATGACACTGTTCCAGAGGTTGAGACTAAAGCAGTTGCAGTAGATTGGATAATTGAATCTTGAGAAACAATATTGATGACATTCTGGAATGTTCTAATTGGTGCTTCATTATATGAATCAAAAATTGGTCTGAGATTATCCACATATGCAAAAGTGGAATTGTAACCAACTGGTTGGATTAAATATGCACCGGGATAAATTAATGGTTCATATTCAATTCTATCCTTACCTACAAAGGAACCATTAACTACTCTATCTACATTTTGTTTGCACCATGTAACTGGTCTCAAGAGATTTCTATCAGTTGTAACACCTGGAGATTCATATGCATTAGTTGTAACTGTATCTACTGTATTGATACCAATAACAACTCTCTCATTTTGATCTAAGGATATTCCTTGTCCAATGTCTGGATTATTGTTAATATCTAAAGAGTCACCAACTTTAACAGTTTCAAGAACATCAACAAAAGCAACATCGACTCCACCAGTTCCCTTATAGAAGATCAATTTAGAACTATCACCTTCTTTTGGTGGTTCATTGAATCTGATTACACTTCCGCCCTTGAAAGTATATGCCTTTCCTGGTTCTTGAAGAATGTCATTGATGAATACCAACAATGTTTGTTCTACATCAACTTTGGATCCCTTTCTGGATCTTACAGAAAATACATCTTCATTCAACGAGAGATTGAAGTTAGTTTGAACACCATCAAATTTACTATCAAGAGAATCCAGAACTTCTAAAGTTCCAATTCCCCAAGCACTGAATGTGTCTGTGAATATTTCATCAATAGTAATTTGGAATTCTCTGAATGTGGCAGATGGATCTGTGGGAATTCCTGCCAGTCCACCAACAGGAATTGTTAGTATTTCTCCTGCACCATATCCAAATCCATAATTTTGGAATTCAAATGACAGAACACTTGATCCACTTCCAACGACAATATCTACAGTCGCACTTTGTCCAGATCCAACAAGAGATGATGAACTATATTGAAGTGGAATATTGTCATAATTTAAAGGAGAATCAAATACTACTTCTGGGGGATTAGAAACTGTATAACCAGATCCTGGATTTGTAATAGTTACACTTACAATATTTCCTCCACTAATAGCAGCTGTTCCAATAAATTCAATATTAGGAACTCCAGAACTGTATGTCTGAACTCCAACATTAACAACTGTTTGAATTCCTGCTCTATAACCAGAACCACTATTGCCTATACTGATTGATGAAATTGTTCCAGCAATAGAAACTATTGCTGTCCCACCAGCAGCAACCAGTGGTTGGTATCCAAATCCATTTGATGATGCAACTGATACAATTAATCCACCAATTGGATATGCTCCATTATTGGGATCCCAACCACTAGGAAGTGCATCATTTCCAGTAAATGTTATGCTGGTAACACCTGTATTTTCAGTTAATGTATAGTCTCCCTGTTGGAATGATGGTGGTTGAATTCCATTTGGTTCTTGGAATATGCCATTTATGAGGACAATTCCTCTTTGAGTATCAATGCCAGTTACATTGGAACCGTTTACAGTTAAACTAAACTCACTTCTAATTCCTGTAAATTGACCAGAAATATTATCATAAATGTAGTTTTCAGTATAAGTTTCTGAGGAAGTTCCAACTATTCCAGATCTCATGAATGATCTTCCTTGGAAAGATGAACTTGTTGATATACCAGTCCAATCTACACTATCTGGATCCACATCAGAGGATACACCAACTGGATTGTTACCCTTTGGTGCTTCTACAAAGTGAAGTGTATTTTCTACAATATTGTAATTTCCAGCAAGTTTATAAACTGTTTCTCCAAGCGAATGAGCCTCTAAAGGTGAACCTAATAGAGCTCTTCTAACACCAAGAGTATTTGCAGTTCTATCAACTGATATGATGGACATAATTTCATTATTAACTTTGATATAATCTCTTGGATAGAAAGATGTTATTCCAGTCAGACTAATAGTGGTATCAAAAGTAACATCATTGTTCAGAACACTTGTTACACCAGATGAAACTACTGGACTTTGAATCATATTATCAACTGCCAAAAGAACCTTAGAATTCTGATTTGTTGAAGTTATGCTATGACCGGCACCAAGACCAACAGAAGTTAAATCAATAATTGATGGGGTTCTGGCTAATGCATTTTGTGCAGTAGTTGCAAATTTCAGAGTCTTATCATCTGGTGCAATAACATAGAGTGTGGATGGAAGTTTATCTGTAAGTCCAATTCCAGGAACAGAAATTGTAGAAATTCCAATGCTACTTGTTGTTCCTGCTCCAGGTGAAGTGTAAGTGACTTCTTCACCAGTAACGAAGAAGTGATTTGCAATGAATATGGAATCAGTATTTACATCAACAATTGAGGGATTGCTTCCATCAAATGGTCTATTGAATATCTGCAGTCCATCATGCTTCAGACCAAATGCAGTCTTAACATCAAGAAGTGATGCAGTGTAGAATCCATTATTGAAGTGGATATCTGCATTATTAAGATCAACTCTGAATGGGGAAGTAACAGTAAGGTCATAAATTCTAGTCATCAGACCAAATACTCTAACCTGGACCTCTGTGTTTACATTCGGAGTATATGTAAGTTGGAACTCATTTGAAGCAGTATCAATTCCAACCTGACCAATAGATGATCCTGTAGAAATATTGGCAAATTCTGCAAAGTGAGAATCTGTATAGGCATTTCCATAAACACTAACAACTTCAAACATTTCATGATTATTGTTTGTTAAGTCCTCCACAGAAATGATGTAGTATTCTGAGTCATATGGAGAAGAGAATGCATCAATAACTACTGGAACTGGAGAAGTTGTTGCTGCTATAGAAGTTTGTCCTGAATGCAGAATACCATTGTAGAAAGTTATTGATCCAAGACCACTAGATGCTGTATTTGCAATGGAAATGGATGATGTATTTGCAGTAATTGCAACCCCTACACTTGGAATGAAATCTACAAGAACATTTCCACCACTAATATATGCATTAAATGTTCCAAACCCACTAGAGGTTTGCATATCTGCATATTCAAGCAATTGAACATCTGTTCCATCATGGATTATATTCAACTCACTTGATGCATATTCCCCATTTTCATCACCAAGAAGAACCAAATGCTTGGATGATCTGTATGAAGTATCAATTTGAATGATATTTGTAGTTGCTCCAGCA